GAATAGAGCGGCATCCATCGGTAATAAATGTATAACGTCCGGAAAGTCTGGTTTTCCGGCGTGTAGCCAATGGCGTGTTTCCCGCTGTCGTTTGCAAATATCTCTTCCATCAGTTCCGGGTATTCCAGAGGCTCAAAGATGGAAGTCTCGTAAACGCGGGAAGTGATTATTTGGAGTTCGCCGTCAATCAGTTTATATGCCGCGCCGTATATTTGATACAGCCCGTCAAGATATTCTATCGAGTCCCTGATATTGGCTTCATGGTCGTACCATATGCGGCCAGGATTCGCCTCGACCGCCGCGGCGATCATGTCAACGGATTCGATGATCTGGATATACTTTTCCTGGAGCTGTGCCGCGTCTATTTTCGTTGAAGCGTAGCACAGCGCCGCCGAAAGAAACGCCAGTATTACGAGCGGTATCAGGTGCAGATACTTTTTTTTGCCGTTAAAGTGCATGGCGGCTCCTTCCTTATTAGTCTTACTCTCTACGGCGCAATAAAAAACGATTGGGTTGTTCGCGCAGTTCCACGGAGCTCACCGTTCACCGGCGTTATGCGTAACGATACATTGTCAGATGCCACAATAGCGTCTTCCGCCATCATCGTTGGCGCATAGCCCCACATCACGCCAAGAATATCCGCTTCAGTTCTTCTAACATAGCCATTAACCAGGACTTCAACAGTGTAGGAGCCTTCAGGAACGTAAGGCGGATCGGACATCGCCACATCCTGTGTTACTATTCTCAAGCCTTCCAGTGCAGTTCTGTTTCTATGCTGCCATGTAAGCATAACGGCCGAAAAAACCATGCCCCCCGGCCAGCGAAAGCCGTTAACTCTTACATTCCCCGGCGGATACGGCTTTGCTGCACGGTTCTTAAGCTCGACATCACACCATCCCACGGGCCCGTAAATGTCAATCGTCTCAGCCCCGGGCGGCAGCATTTTGATGGACAACAACCGATCACTCGGATAAGGTGAGTCTCGTGACAGGTCGCAATTGAACACGCCGAAGGTGCGCACAAAATACACTCGCGCGCCGGCTTCATGGTCTATAGGCACGGTGTCATATATTCCTCGCATAATGTCGAACACTGTGTAAGTCTCGTCGCCATTCCAGGTAATCGCCCTAAAAGCCATCCACTCATATTCAGTGCCGTCCATGTTGGTTATTACAATTAGATTGTCGCCGAGCATAAAGCTGTGCTCGTCCGCCATGTATAGATTCTGAGGAAGAGTAATATCTACGGGCGACGCTAGAGTGAATCCAATTTCATCTCTTGCGTCTGTATCGGATGGATACGGCGACGCGAGTACTCCAAATGGACAGAAAGTTTCTATAGTGTTCGTACAGATCGGTGTTGTCGTCACTCCTTCGGCATCCTTTGTCCATACGTCATAAGAGTAGCTTACCGAGTCGCCCCTTACCGGCGCGCATAAAACGCCCCGCTCTGCCGCTCCGATTACCTGGTAAGGCGCTTCTTGCGCCAGTTGTGCAATTAGCGGTTGAGGGTCGCCGAGGGGAGACTCCCATTCGCTATCGGGCGGCGTGGAATAGACGGTATATGACACGCCGAAAACATCCTCAACGATGTCCGCCTCGATTTCGCCGTTTTCCAGCGAGCCGTAATTGATGCCGACAACGCGGACAGGCATCTTGGATATTCCAAGCGGCGGCCACGTCAATAAAAACGCCGTCCCCATTCGCCAAGCCCACGCCTTGCGATTGACCTTAACTCGACCCTGCGCCAGAGGGTAACTAGCTTGACGTAGTTCGCGCGTCGCGGCGCGCTGGGCCGTCTCGGCATTTGAAAACCCTAGAAAATCTATCTGGTTGACAACGGTTTCGCCTCGTGTTGCGCGATTTGCGGTTTCTTGCACCTGGACGATCGACTCTTTCCATTTTGTCCGATCGGTATATTTAACCTTAATTTCGTTTACAGTATCATCCCAACTGCTTCGACGGATTTCGCATTCGATGATATCATCTGCGCCAAACTCTGAAAGTGTGGAGTGATCCACCTCTCGGACAAGCTTTAATGTCCACAATCCGGTCGCGGGATCGGTGTAACAGACGCCGTCAATGTGTTGTAGAACGGTTTCAATAAGCGAGTCAGCCTGTTCCGGGCTGGAAACCTGTATGCTCATTCCCATGCCCTCCGCCGCCAGGGCCTCGCCCGCCGCCTGAAAACTCGCCTTGTCGAATCGCGTTTCAGGGAAGCCTAGACCCCATACGCTGTTTCGTAGCACCTCATAAATAATTTCGGCAGGATTTGCATCCCCGGCGATATTTGACTGTTCCTGCAATAGCGCAAGGTTGGACGGGCAACGGCGAAGCACTACTCCAAGATTGCGAATGTACTGACTTGTGCCTAGATAGCAGCGGCGCAACACAAGATGGCTTATTCCCCTGTAAGCGGGATATGCCTTTCCTATCTTTCCCGTCATGTAAGAATCGCTCCCTTGACCCTGATGGCCAAAGGAAAACGCGGCAGGTCCGGAAATGCCTCCTTCTTTTTCATCTCCGCCAAATAAATTCGCATCGTTGATCTGCAGCACTTGACTTCCGTTCTCAAGTCCGTATCTGGCAAACTTGACGGGTACAAGATCTTCACCGACGCCCGCGCAGATGTCGATTAACGCATCGACCTCGCCGTGACAAAGATGCAAATCCATGCCAAGATAGTATTTGTAACCGATCGTCTGCGACCTTCCAAATGACAGCCATCCTGCGCTTTTCTTAATTGCCTGCGTGCTGAAATCACCGTACCAAACAACATTAGGAGCGCGAAGCAGACACGTGCCGAAAATAACAGGGATATTCCTGCCCTCTTCAGCCGTGGGGGCCTGCATCTCCCCCAGGCTTGAAGCTTTCGCCTTGGGCAGTTTTTGTAGCAGGCCGGATAAGACCGTTGACGCCGCCATTAATACAAGCGCAACTAACCAAAAAGGCATTACGTAAGTCCCGACGAAAAAGGATTTTTGTTTGGTATCCACTGATACCCTAAAAAATTAACGCCGTTGTTAAATTTTGATACGCATCCGCCATATGTGCGGTCACAACCAGGATAGGCTATAACCGTCATACCGTCCTCAAATCCCGGAAAAGCGTGCATTAATACAACCTGCGTCGACGTATGGTCGACAATCATCCGCTTGTGAGCCCCGAATTCGATATAACCTGTAGTCCACCAGCCATCTGGCCGCGACGCAAAAAAACCGGCGAACAAGCTCAAGCCGTCCGAGCTGGTTACGCTTACTTTCCCGGAGAGTTTATAAGTCTCCTTGTCTAATCGACATCCGGCATCGAAAAGGACGTGATTACAAGACCGCTGAAATACCGTCGTAGCGATTTCGCGTTTAAGCAGTTCCGATTCAGGCGCGCAGTCGAGCTCACAAGTATCATCCGTGGTGAATCTGCAAGACTGCACCCGGCCGGTAAAAACGGTTACAATTTCGTTGTCCCCATCATGTCCCCGAAAAATCGTCAAAAACATCGGAGTACTTGGAATAAAAGAGACGAACATCGACGCGATGACGTGATCGCGCGGAAGTGTCACAGTGATATGTCCGCCATGTACTTCCGTATTCTGGTTTGTACCACTATGCGTAATTATCACTGGCGCCCATTCCGCGCCCTGGCGTGTTCGCGCGGCGTCTTCGCTTGTGAACCGATATTCTGCATCTTCCGTCGTAAACCTATACAATTCAAACGGACGCCCTGAATCCCGACTTGTCTCCTGACCATTAAAGCTCATGGCACTACTTCCCCGGGCAACTCAATAAATTCAATATTCGCTTCAGCTGCCTCACGCGTAAACCATGTCAGTTCAACCTTGTCATCAACTAACCTTACCAGGTGTAAAAAAGAGACCATGCACATATTCGGAGCAATTCCGACGCCGAGCGCACTGTCTATATTTAAAGTTTCTGTTTTTACCCCCTCGGTAACACCGACTACTTTTCGATAGTGTTTTTGTCCGGATCCGTCCAATCGAATAAAGCAGAGATAGCGCCTGGCAGGTTGATTGTATTGGTATTTAACATAGCCGGAATCACGGATTACAATCTCCGTATCCGTGGCGGAGATAGGAGCGTCAAGCAAAAGATCATGTTGCCAAGTTGGAGCCCAAAACGGCACGCACCGGCCTAAGCGGGCGGCAAAAAACGCCCGAAAAGCCGCGATCTCCTCGCGCCCGTGCATCGTCCAGCGGAAACCTTTTGTTTTTGAGACTGCAACGCCAGAACGATCAAAGGTCTTAACGCCTCCGATTTTGGAGTCTACCTGACGGATTGTCCGCTCATACCGCATGACGCGTTTATCAGTCATGTTCGGTTGAATACCCAGCACGTCAAAACCATACGCTTTAACCTGCGGCGCGGGAGATACATCCGACTGCGGATCGCATTGAAATTCTGCCATTATTGAGTTATTCCACGATGTCAGGCGATTAAACTCCGCCACGCCGTCCCACCGGGCAGGTACTCCGGGAATGGCGTATGTGCCGCCATCAGCTTGCCATCCATCCGCCACTGGCGCTGTCAATGTGACGTGATCCGCATTAACCTTGTCAATGTTATAAACCTTGTAACAAAGGAGACCGCGCCATAGTATCAAAAGGCCGCCCGGACGGAACTTCCGAAGTGCGGTGTCGAAGAAAACAGTTGTATCGCCCGGATTAACCACCCATGTAATTTTCTGCGCATCCGGCCAAAACGGTACATTGAACTTGCCGGCTTGCCGGGCATATATCATCGCTTCAAGCATGGATGACGCACGTTTATCGACAGGTGAAAATAAAAAACTAATTCTTGTTCGCGGGTTTCTGCGGAGCGCGATACGCTGCTCACGGGCAGTGTACGAAGTCAGTACGTCAGTCAGATACTCCATCGTCTCACTCACCGGGATCGACCAATCAACATCAATCGCAAAATCCGATATCCGGGTTCCAGCAACACGCTGATCCGCGCCCAAGACTCCCGGAAACACAAAAACGATCAAAGCGTAAATTGTCGTCGGGCCGTCCTTTGACGCGAACATCTCATAAACTCTCACACTCCCCGGGGCGAAAGCTGAAGGTAGACCGTAAGGATTATCCACATAAAGTTCGCTGTTATTGTCGATGTCGATGCTTTCCAGTAGGGCTATCGTATTTCCGAAAGTACTCCATACGCTCGTAGACCACTTCATATCATCGAGCACGTAGCCTAGCTCCACCTTGCGCGGAGTGACTATGATCTTCTCAAAAAGCTCATTTCCATGAAAAGGCGCAAAGCTTCCACCGTACACCATCGGAAATGCCAATGCCCCCGGGTTCATAAGCCGCCCGCATTGATCAGCACCGGGCGCTACGGCTTGTACTGCCGCGCCCGGCATTCCGAACATGGGCTTTAGCAAGTCGCCGCTGACAGCGGGCGGCGACTGTCCCGCGTGTCCAATTGGCGCAGCAGCTTCAAAGCCCGGCAACTCCAGCATTACGCCTCCCGTTTAATCGCAAAATAGGGATAAAGGACATACTCATCAGCGCCATACTTGATAAGCGTCCCGGGCGCGACGGGACCCGCCTTCGTAGTAGACGCAGCATCCGTGGCGAAAACGCCTGGAATAGCGCCTAAAAGCGAGTATCCGCTCCCCGCGTCTCGCGGCGTCCACAGCATGACCGGCAACAATGTAACAGCCATTGTCGCCTGCGTTACCGTTCTGTCCTGCATGCCGTGGTATGTCGCAATGGCCGCGGGACTGTTATTTAGAGTGCTCCCGATGACGGAAGAAACGGCGTTTCTTCCAGTGTACCCTCTAACCGCATACGAGCTATTACTGCCACAAGATGACAGCCATTTATCAATGTACGTATCAACATCCGCCCGAATAAAAATCGCGCCCCTATCTATGTCACAGGGATTCTGCGTTGCCGGACAAAGCGCATTAAGAGCATTACCCGGGGCATTTAAAACCATCGCAAAATTATCACTGGCCAGCGGCGCAAAAAAGTACTCTCCGCCGGTATACTCTCCAGCTTTATTGAGCCTGCCCCAACCAATATGTGAGTAGATAGTAGGAAACGCCTCAAATACGATGCAAATATTATCTGCGGCGTCAGAATAGAAGCAGTAAGATTCAATCGCATTTTGTGTGAGTCTGGCGGATAGGCCGACGGTGAACGTCTGGTTAAAGCCCTGCGGGCCGCCCGGCTGCGCATTCCATAGAGCAGAACCCGCATATCCGGATCCGACGTACAAATGCAATGCGGACATAGTTGATGATGGAGCACTGCTTAAGGTGTGTCCCCAGGGATTGACGTTTCCACTGGTTATACATAAATTTACGAATACGCCGTTTTTCGACACATGCGCAAACCCCGACGCATTCTTGTTGATAGTCCATCCGATGCCGGACAGCCATGCAACTATTTTCTGCAACAAATCATCGGAGTCTGTTGCCGTCCCTGTCTGATATGCCATATCTTAACCTTCTTACGACAGCTTTATCGCGCAGTAATCCGCGCGTGTCGTGCGAAAAACGTTTTGCATTACTAAATATTTTTTGCGATCGATACTGATGATATTTTCAACGGCATTTTCGTATCCAGTTACGGCAAACATTCCATCCATTTCGCCGTATTGCGCCTGATTTATTTCACCCCAATAGCTTTCGCTTAGCACAATCGGAAAAAGCGCGTAAGTGCCGTCGAGGTTAGGCATGACGAATGTAAAACGTCCACCATTATACGGCCAGACATAGCCGTATTCCGCATTTGTCGGCGGGGTGGCCGTATATATGCCAAAACCGTTCCAGACACCATTTGGCACGCGCAGACGTAAATTAAAGTTGTTTTTATTCACATTATTGATTTGGTTTCCAAACACAATCAGATTGTTTTCCGTGCCGGCATATGACCACCGCCAATTTGTCGAAGTCGCCGCGGGTTCCGACGCCCACGCCATTGAACCGCCGACTACCAGAGGATAAGGCCATTGTGGCGGATTCCAATATTGCCGTAAAAAGCCGAGGTACGCGCCTTCATATACCGAAGTACATTTAATTATTACAATTGCGCGCCTTCCGTTGGCGATAAACCAGTAAGGGATTAAGCCTATTCGCAACCCGGGCATTACGGGGCCCGTACACGGTCCGGGTTGAGCGGTAAAAGGCATTGAGGGCGCAAATCCGGCGAACCCGCCCAAGCGGACGTTATCATAATCGGCGGACGCATTATTAAACCGCAACATACCTACATAGATGTCGGAGTCGCCATCACTTCCCGGAGCGCGCCAGATGTACTCATCCGTACCCAAGTTGATGTTTGCCGCCCGCAGACAATCCCACGGAAGCGACATGGCGAAAGTGATCTTGTCTCCGGAAGCAAAATCAATGCTTCCGGCGACGATCTTAAAAGCGCATACATTGGACGTGAACGCCGCGCCGGCGGTTCCCGAACCCAGGGGACCGCTTACGCTCCCGGAAACGGAAAACGCGGACGCGGAGGTAAATGTGACAGTGATCGTTTCAACGACGCTGTTTGTAGTGCCGATCAAATCCTCAATTACGCCATCACCGCCCGTCACATATTGCGGATCAAGCGGATGGCCTACAGTCAGAAAGGCGCTTAACTGCACAAGCAAATCGCCCATGTCCGTTGCCGTACCGATTTTATAACTCATGATAGCGCCCCCTTAACGCCCTTTTTGTTATTGCCGATCGTGCTGACGATAAGACGGGCAAACTCCGGATCCGCCTTAAAATCTTTCAGTAATAGGCCGCGGTCAAGCGCGAGAGTCGCGTCAAGACCGGCGATTTTTCCGGCGCCGTCGCCCGAAGGGACATCCACAAGGCCGCCGTCGGCAAAACGATAGCGCGGCTTGTATGTCTTTACCGTCATCATGCCATAGTTGATGTCGTCGAGCAGTTCCTTTATCCCCGGCTGCGCGACCGCCGCGGCTCGTACTACATATTCGCCGTTTGACAGGCGCGCCTGAATACTGTCGCTCGTTCCCGTGCCGGGACCAGTTATGTATCCGCCGGAAGCCGCGAGAAGAGAAACCTGCCCTCCTTCGGCGAAGCCGGGAAGGACGCCGCCAAGCAGTTTCTTCATCATCGCGGTTGCCAGGATTTGCGCCGCAATTTGCTGCAATGACTGAACAACCGAAAGCGCGAGACCTCGAAAAGCGTCTTTTAATCCCTCAGCGCCCTGTATGCCGGAAGCAAACCAGTTCTGAAGATCGCTTGTAAGCGAACCTTCAAGATTTTGTTTGAACTTCGCCATTTCCAGAGCGGCCGCGTTTGACGCCACGGCTATACCGTTTATTTTTTCCTGGAAATCTTCAGCGGCGCGTATCTGATCTGGATTAATCGCCGCGCCGCGCATTTCGTCGGCTATCTGCTGCAATAACGGGAGCCGCTGCTGTTCCAACTCCATTATTCGCTGTTCGCCCTGGAAGGCGTAGATCAGCCCGGCATCTACCTCGAGTTCAATCTGACGCCGCTTCCGGTCGATTTCGTCAAGCGCGTCCTGCGCTTTTTGTTCGATTTCGGCAAAATCCACCTGCTGCCCCGCTCCGCTCTGATATTCGGCGACCTGGCGCGCCCGATCCGCGGGATTAACATTAAGCTTCGCCAGCAGACCTTCCAGTTGCTGCGCCTCCGCGGCAATGTCTTCACGCGCCTGGGCGAATCTGTCCATCTGCAAACGGGCAAGATAGCGCTCAAACTCCAGAGCTTTTTCCTGCAACGCCTCGGTTTCACGCGCCTCTTCCTCTTCGAGGGATCGGCGGTCACGGGCGTTTTGTATAATCTTGTCATGATACGCGGTTGCGGCTTTAAGCTTTGCGGCTTCGCGCGCTTCGGGCAGTTCATCCTGATCAAGCGGTTCGGTTTGCAGTCTCTCAAGCTCTGAACGCAGCGCCCAGGCTTCCGCCTGCCCCTGGTTTTCGGCGAGCTCTTTGCGTTTCGCATAATATTCCTTCAGGGAAATAAGCCCTTTGCCATATCGCTCTTTTTCTTCATCTTCCTGCCATTTCGTCATGGCGGATTGCAGACGCGCCTCGCGGTCTAACTTCGCTTTTCGCAGGTCTTCATCAGCCTTTTTCTGGAGCTTGGCAAGGCGATCGGCATTATCTTTGGCGGCTTTCTCCTCTTCAAAATCTTCAGGAACATAACCGCTGTCGGATTTTGGAGGTTTCAGGGGTTCGAGCGGAGGCTCTTCAAACAACTTTTGCAAACGCTCCATTTGCTGTTTGTCGAGTTCATCAATAACTTTTTTAGCGTAAGTCTGACTTTCATCGTAGGCTTTTTTAACCCCTTCACGCATCCCTTTCATCATGCCCAAAAATCCGTCGGAGATGAGCCCTTCAAAGCCTCCAGTGATTGAACCTTTTAACTTTTCCATCATAAGGGTCAATCCGCCCTCTTCGGTAAACAACGCCAGGACTTTTCGGATTTCAAATCCTAAGTTGATAAAGGAGCCGGTAAGCCACCGCAGTACTTCTCCGCCGAAATTGCCGATGCGCTCCATTGCGCTGGTTCCGTCATTGTCGAGAGACGTAAACGCGTTCGAAACGCCTGTTATGGCGGGCGTAAGCCCGGTCGCAAACTTAAACGCCAGACCCTGCACCTGGGTTTTTAAATTCTCAAATGCCCGTTGCGTCTGCTGCGCTTGCGCCGCTACTTTTTCATCCATGACAAGGCCGAGCTTTTCAGCTTTCGCCCGCAGTTCGTCAAATCCGCCGCCGCCCAGTTCGTCGATTAAAGGGAGCAGTTCAGCACCGGATCGGCCAAAGAATTGCATCGCCAAACCCGCACGGCGCGCGCCGGGCTCAAGCTTTGATAAGGCGTCGGCGATTTTAAGAAATCGCTGATCCTGGTTTAAACCCTGCAGAGCGTTCCTGTCGCCGAAAAGGTTTTGTGTGGCTTCGCGGACGCCTTTCGCGTTCGTATCGTACCCGGCCATGACCTTTGAAAAATTGACCATTGCCGTGGAGAGCTGCTCTTGTGAAAGGCTTGCCGTGCGTGAAGCGTATGAAAGCGTGCTGAGGGTGTCGACCGTCATTCCGGTCTTTTGTCTGAGCGCGCCCAGGTTGGCGGC